CTCGCTATGAAATAAAAATAGGGTTTTTCAAAGGGTTGCTAATAGGAATTAGACATTACCCTTTTTATGATAATAATATTTATGAAGAAGATATAGTTATCTACTTAGGAATAACACAAATAATAATTACAAGAATATATGAAAAATAAAAAGTTTACAATTAACGAGAGAATAACTTTAGTAGAACGTATGGTTTTTAAATTAGCTCACGAAGTACAAGCAATTGTACAAGCTATAAATATGACTGCTGAAAAAAAAAGTGATGATTTAAAATAAAAAGTAAAGAAATGTTTACTTTATTTTGCTGTTTGTAAAATTATGTTTACATTTGATTATTGTTAAACGAAAAAAATAGAAATTATGACAGTTCAAGAAATCAAATCAATCAAAATGGGTACTATTTTAACTTGGAATCCAACAGGCGAATTATTTAGAGTTACAGGATTTAATGAGTTTAAGATTAAGGATGGCACAGAGGTAAAAGTTAGTGGTATAGAATGTGATTCAGATGCTCGTTACAACCAAGAATCAATGCCAAGTATTTACAATCTAAGTAAATCAAGTTTTTATGTGGCATAATAGATTTAAAGCAATGAAATCGGATTTAGGATTGACTAACTCCGATATTGCTGATATAATAGGTAATAGTGCTGATTCTGTTAAATCAGTTACACAACCTAACAAAGAAATCCCAAGATGGCTTAAACTTGCTATTGTTGTTGTTTATGAAAAATTAAAAGCATAATAAAAGCACACTTTAAAAATAAAATGACCACCAAAAAATAAATTTGGTGGTTTTTTTCATTATATAAATAGATATTATTAATAATTTTTTTTAATTATGGATAGGAGAAAGAATAACGGAGGTCATAAATCAGCTGGTAGAAAGTCTAAAGCAGAAGAAGTGCAAATGATTGAGAGGCTTACTCCATTAGAACCTAAAGCATTTGAAGCATTAAAAAAAGGTATAGACAAAGGAGACTTTAAATATGTNCAGATGTTTTATCATTACTATGCTGGTAAACCAAAAGAAACAAAAGATATAACCATAAGCTCAGAACAACCTTTATTTGATTTGTAGATGTTCCAAACAACTACTGCTATAAGGAAGTTGCATTCTCTAACAAAGAGAAAGAAAGTAATACAAGGAGGTACATCTGCTGGAAAGACTTTTGGTATTTTACCAATTCTTATAGATAGATGTATAAGAACACCTAACTTAGAGACAAGTGTAGTATCTGAATCAATACCACATTTGCGCCGCGGCTGCATACGTGATTTTTTAAAGATTATGCTTTTAACCAATAGGTTTAGAGATAGTCAATGGAATAGGTCGTCTTTAACTTATACGTTTACCAATGGCTCTTATATTGAGTTCTTCTCAGTAGAGCAACCAGATAAACTAAGAGGAGCAAGAAGAAATGTATTGTATGTAAACGAAGCAAACAATGTACCTTTTGAAGCATACAACCAATTAGCAATAAGAACCTCTGGAGATATATGGATTGACTTTAATCCAACTGCAAATTTTTGGGCACATAAAGAGATAGCTGGAAAAGAAGATGCAGACTTTATAACTCTTACCTACTTAGATAATGAAGCTCTACCTGATACAATAGTACAAGAGATAGAAGCTGCAAAAGAGAAAGCAAAAAACTCTACCTATTGGAGTAATTGGTGGAAGGTGTACGGTCTTGGTCAGATAGGTTCTTTAGATGGTGTATGTATTACAGACTGGAAAGAGATGAAAGAACTACCAGAAGAAGCAAGACTACTTTGCTATGGAATGGATTTTGGATATAGTAACGATCCAACAACTTTAATAGGCTTATACAAACACAATGATGCATATATCTTTGATGAGGTTATCTATCAGACTAAGTTACTAAATGTAGATATCTCAAATCTGTTAAAGCAGCACAATGTAACAGAGGTTGTCTATGCAGATAGTGCAGAACCTAAATCAATAGCTGAACTAAGAACATACAAGCATAAAGTATTACCATGTACTAAGGGTAAAGATTCAATTGTATATGGTATAAACTTAATCAATCAAAACAAAATCTTTGTAACAAGCAGAAGCAAGAACTTAATTAAAGAGTTGCAGTCTTATACTTGGATGAAAGACAGAGAGGGTAATACTATTAATAAACCTATTGATGCTTTTAACCATTGTGTAGATGCAGCACGTTACGCAATATCTTCTCAGCTAAAGAATCCAAACAAGGGTAAATACTTTATAAGGTAAAAAACTACTCTTTTAAAATAAAAAAGTAATCATATTTTATTATATAAGTATGATACAATTATACAAAGGAGATTGCTTAGAAGTAATGAAAGGAATACTAGATGGAAGTATTGATGCAATTATAACTGATCCGCCTTACGGAACGACTGCTTGTAAATGGGATAGTGTTATTGATTTTGATTTAATGTGGGAACAGTTGAATAGAATAATTAAACCTAATGGTGCTATTGTTTTATTTGGTAGCCAACCATTTACAAGTGCTTTAGTAATGAGTAATCCTAAGGGTTTTAAGTACGATTGGATTTGGGATAAAAAGAGATGTACTGGCTTTTTAAACGCAAAAAAACAACCATTAAGAAACAACGAAACAATAAGCGTGTTTTATAAAAAACAACCTACTTATAACCCACAACCATACAAGAAAAACACTATTGGGAATATGGGCGATAGAACACATAAGCAATATGATGGATATGGTAAATTTAATAAAGTTGATAATGATAATAGTAATGAGTTTGGGTATCCCAGAACATTACTGACACAAATACCTGTTATTAATAATTTAAGCAAAGATAAAAGCGGCTTACACCCAACACAAAAACCAATAGCTTTAATGGAGTACTTAATCAAAACATACACCAACGAAAACGAAACTGTATTAGATTTTACTATGGGCTCAGGTAGTACAGGTGTAGCTTGTAAGAATACCAACAGAAAATTCATAGGTATTGAAATGGATGATAACTATTTTGATATAGCATCTGAAAGAATTAATAATGGATAACAAGCAAATGATAGCAATTGTTGAGTGCTTTATACACCATAGAACAAACAAACAAGTAAGAATATCTCTACCAAGTAAACCTCAACATTTCTTATTGCTTACAAAGGCTTATGAAAATAGTTTGCCTTATTTCATAAAATAGGTCTCTTTTTTCATTATATATAAAAGACTTTTTAATGAAGATAGAAATAAACGTACCTACATCACTAAGTGANATTACATTAAGACAATACCAAAAGTTCTTAAAGATAGCAGAAGANAATCCAGAGGGTAATTTCTTGGATGCTAAAATGATAGAGATATTCTGTGGAATACCTTTATCAGATAGCTACAAATTAAAGATGTCTAGTGTTACTGCAATTATAGATATACTTACTGATATGCTAGAAGTAAGACCTAACCACATTGAGAGATTCAAACTCAATGGTGTTGAGTATGGTTTTATTCCAGATTTAGACGAAATGTCTTTAGGAGAATACATAGACTTGGATAACAATGCTTCTAAATGGGACAATATGCACATAGCTATGAACGTATTGTACAGACCAGTTGTAACAAGTAAAGTAGGTAAATACAACATAGAAGAATACACAATAAGCAATCCAGAGAAGATGTTAGATATGCCATTAGATGCTGCATTAGGATCTTTATTTTTTTTTTATCATCTCGGAATAGAATTATCGAAGCATACGATTCTCTCTTCCAATCTGGAGGAGGTGGAGGAATTTCAAGAGCAGCTAATTTCTCTGCAAAATGGGGTTGGTATCAATCAATTTATGGTCTCGCTGGAGGAGATGTTACAAGGTTTGAAGATATCACTAAATTAAATATACATCAATGCTTTACAATGTTATCATTTATGAAAGAGAAAGCAGAGCTAGAAGCACAACAAATAAAAAGTAAGTTTTAAATGAAAGGATTTTATCAAGTAACCGAAACCATAAAGAATCAATTACTATCAGATGTAAATGTAAACACAGTAACAACTGGAGACATTACAAAGATTGATTTATCAAAGCAGACAATATTTCCTTTATCACATTTAATAGTAAATAATGTAAACAACGAGGATAATGTTTTACGTTTTAACCTATCTGTTTTGTCTATGGATATTGTTGATGTATCGAAAGAAGCAGTAGTAGATATTTTTGTAGGTAACGACAACGAGCAAGATATACTTAACACACAATTAGCAGTACTTAATAAACTAGCACAAGTTTTAAGAGGAGGGCAGTTACACCAAGACTTATACCAGTTAGATGGCAATCCTAGTTTAGAACCCTTTTACGATCGGTTTGAGAATGAGATGGCAGGTTGGGCAATGACATTTGATGTACTTGTAAATAATGATATAAGTATATGTTAAAGAACGTACAACAAGAGCTAAACAGATTTGCTAAGTATGTGATACAACAATCAAGAACAAATCTAACAAAGGGTAAAAAGAATGGCTCTAAAGAACTCTATAATAGTTTAGACCATAAACTAAATGTAAGCCCTAATAGCTTTGGTTTAAAGTTCTTGATGGAGGACTATGGTATATTCCAAGACAAAGGAGTTAGTGGTAAAAAAGTAAAATACAATACACCTTATGCCTACAAAGATAAAATGCCTCCTCCAAGTAAAATGGANAAGTGGATNGTAAGAAAAGGNTTAAAAGGTGTAAGAGGTAAGGATGGTAAATTCATATCAAGAAAGTCTTTACAATTTATGATTGCAAGAAGTATCTACAACAAAGGTATTAAACCTAGTTTGTTTTTTACAAAGCCATTTGAGAAAGCATTTAAGAGATTAGACAAAGACATAATAGAAGCATACAAATTAGATGTTGAAGAACTACTAAAATTTACAACCAATGGCAATAATTAATACAAGAAGTCCACATTTTTTATCTGTATCAAATGCAAACCTAGCAACTGCTACTTTAGATATTGAGATTTATACTGGAAATGAAACAACTGGTTATAGTGGTACACCTCAATACAACCTTAGTAAAAAGATAATACTAAACACAACTAAAATATCTTTTGAAATATCAGAGCTTATAAGAGACTATTTAGATATAACTTTTGAAGGAGATTATGATGCTTCTGCTGAACAATCTTGTAAATGGGTAAGAACAATACTTACTGCACTTGATGGTAATGGTGTACAATTATCACAAACAATAAGCACAGATTTAGCCTTTGATAGTTATGGCTATTTTGAAGATAGTTCAAATTATTCTTTTGAATATGAAGGCTTATTAATGAGTAATAGTGAAATGTTTATAAAGTCTGGGGTTCCGATAAAGATACCAGTACAAACAGATAGAAATGTAACTGCTAAATTTTATGATTCAGATAATGGTATTTTAGATTCTGAGACGTTTACTTTATCAGACCAATCACAAGACAAAGTAGTTTATACATCTTATACAGATGTCCAAGCAGTAAAGGCAACTATTCAATATACTGGAGATGCTGGTTCTGAAACTTCAACTATAAAAATATCACAATTAAGCGAGTGTAAATTCACACCTTATAAAACAACATTTATAAATAAGTTTGGAGTGTTGCAAGACTTATACTTCTTTAAAAAGTCAGTAGAGAAAATGACTACTAAAAGAGAAAGCTACAAAGCAAATATTTTATCATCAAGCAATACTTACAATGCCTACAATCACACAAAAAGAGATTTCAATATCGTAGCAAACGAATCTGTTTCTTTAAGTAGTGGTTTTGTAAATGAATCTTACAACGAGGTGTTTAAGCAAATGATGTTGTCAGAGAAGGTATGGATTACAAACCCAAACAATCAAGTATATCCTATCAATATAAAGACAAGCAACATTACATACAAAACAAGTGTAAATGATAGGCTAGTAGAATACACAATAGAGTTTGACAATTCATACAATGTTTTAAATGACATAAGGTAAATGCAAAAAATACAACTATACATAGAAGGTCAGAGAGTAGATTTATTTGATGATGAAAGTGTTGTACTAACACAAACAATCCAGAACGTAAAAGACGTTCAGAAAGTGTTTACAGACTATTCAAAGACATTCACATTACCAGCAACAAAAGAGAATAATAAAATATTTAAACACTATTACAACAATAGTATTACAAATGGTTTTGATGGTAGAAGTAGAGTAAGTGCAACCTTAGAATTAAATTATTTAAAGTTTAGAAAAGGAAAAATAAAACTTGAAGGTGTTGATTTAAAAAACAATGTACCATCATCTTACAAAGTAAGATTTACTGGTAACACAGTTACGTTAAAAGACTTGCTAGGAGAAGATAAACTAGGAGCTTTAACTAACTTAAATTCAAACACCTTAGTTTACAATGCTGCAAATGTAAAAACAAAGTTAAAAGCAAACCCAGCAACAAACGATGTTGTAGTTCCTTTAATAACACATACACAAAGGTTAATTTATAATAGCTTAACATCGAATAATGACAAAGGGAATTTACATTATGATAGTAGCAATGTACATGGTGTTTCTTGGGATGACTTAAAATATGCAATAAGAGTAGATACTATTATACAAGCAATAGAAACAAACTACGGAATAACATTTAGCAATGATTTCTTCAATAGCTCAAATGCACCTTACTACAATTTGTTTATGTGGCTACACAGAAAAAAAGGGTATGTAGAATCTCCAACTGCAACAGAGGTAGAATCTTTGGTTAATACTTGGACTGCTACAAGTGTAGGTTCAACCATAACATCAATGTCAAACACATCAACTTTATTTGTTGGTGGTACTCCAAGCAGATACACTAAGCTAGATTTAAAACTAAGAACAACAAGTAGTTTTTCTTATAGTGCTTCTGTACAATTAAACGGAACAGAGATTTACAATAGTGGAAGTGTAACTGGAGACTTAGATATAACAAAAGATGATATAGGAACATCACAAGGTACTTATAATGTTATTATACAATCAGCTCAAAATGTTACATTCTCAGAGGTTACTTGGGATATTGGATATCAGCTTTTGGGGGGGATAGAAAGATTTAATACTTATACATCTGCATCTTTTTCTCATACCAATGCGTTTGATTTTATTATAACACAACAGATACCAGAGATAAAATGTATTGATTTCTTAACTGGTATTTTTAAAATGTTTAATCTAACATCTTATGTTGATAATGATACAGATAATGTTATTGTAAAAACTTTAGATAGCTATTATGCTGGAGGTACTTCTTATGATGTAACTGAATTTGTAGATAGGGATAAAAGCTCTGTTAATGTTGCGTTACCATTTAAAGAAATAACCTTTGAACACGGAGATACAAAAACACTTTTAGCCAATACACATTCACAACTATTTAATAAAACTTGGGGCAAGACAGAGTATAAAAATGGAGAAAAATTAGATGGTAAAATATACAAAGTAAAAACACCTTTCTCACAATTAAAAAATGAAAGATTACTTGATTCAAATACTGGTAATTCAACATCTATTCAGTATGGGTTTTTTGTAGATGACAATCAAGATCCTTACTATGGTAAACCTTTATTGTTTTATCCAATTTTAAATAGTGGTAATAGCATATCTTTTTTAGATACTACAAGCAGTAATTCAGAAATAGCACAATATAATATACCATCAAATAGTGTTGCATTAGCATCATCAACAAGCAAGTATAATATCAATTT